GCCGATCTGGGCATGACGCCCGCACCGGCCCCTGAGCCCGAGGACGAAACGGAGTCTGAGGAAACGATCTCTGACAACACTGACGAAACTGAGGAGTCCGAGGAGAAATCCGAAGATCCGAGTGAAGATTCCGTCACTGAACCCGAGGACAGCGAGGAGGACGAGCCGGCCGATACAGAAGCCGACGCAGAGGCCCCGAAGGACAAGGTTCAGAAGCGGATCGACAAGTTGGTCGCCAAGCAGCGTGAGTCCGAAGAAAGGGCCACCGCCGTCTCGGCTGAACTGGAGCAACTAAAAGCCGCCAAGGCGGATCTAGAAGCCCAGCTCAACCAGACCAGCCGCCCCATCCTCTCCCCGTCCGCCGACAATCCTTTGGCCGATGTTGATGGTGAGGAAGTCTTGGAGCAGCGCGTGCAGAACGCCCAGGCGGTAAGACGCTGGGCCCTGCAAAACAGCGACGGCACCACGATCAAGAAACCGGATGGTTCGGAGCAGTTTATCAGCGGCGACGAGGTGAAAGATTACCTCATCAAAGCCGATGACATCCTCACCGTGCATGCGCCAGCGCGCAGGGCGTGGCTCTCGCAAAGAGCCCCTGCCGTCGAGGCGGCGAAGAACATCTTCCCCGACCTCTTCAAATCCGGCACGGACCTCAACAAAGCCTACCAGGCTACGGTCAAGTTGGCCCCGGAACTGTTGCGCATCCCGCAGCATGAATACTGGATCGGCCTCGCCCTCTACGGCGAGCAAGCCCTCATGGCCTCGCAAAAGGCCAAGGAAGCAAAGGCCGCCGCCGAGAAAAAAGTTTCGTCAAAGAAGTCAGAATCTAAAACCCCATCCGCTGTGAAGCCGGTCAGCACGTCTAAGTCTGCCACCAAAGGCAGCTCCGCTGCAAAAAACCGCATCCTGTCTGGAGATGTTTCAATGGAAGCCATTGAGGCATTCGTCTCCGAAGGACTGCTCTAAACCCGCAATCACTACTTAGAAACACTATAAACTACTATGAGTCAAGGACTTGTACATCCCGCCGTCGGCTTGAGGGAAGACCTCGCTGACGTAATTAGCGTTGTTGACGCCAAAAACACCCCCATTAGCTCCATGGCTAAAAAGGGTGCAGACCTAACCAATGGTTCGGTCTTCTCTTGGCAGGCCGACAGCTACAACGACCCGTCGTTCGACGGCGTCCTCACCAATGCCGATGTCAGCACTTTCGCTGATCCGGCCGCTAACCGCGCCCTCCTTTCCGGCCGCGCCCAGAAGTTCCGCCGTTCCATCAAGGTCGATGACTTTGCCCAGAACGTCGATAACGTCGCTGGCGTTGGTAAGAAAAAGGAAATGGCCCGTGGCGTTTCTCGCTCGTTGGTCGAAATGGCCAGGGACATTGAGAGCGCAATCGCATCCGACAACGACAGCCAAGAGCAGAGCGGCGCTACGCCGTTCAAGACTCGCGGCCTCGGCAAATGGATCACGGATTCGGCTCAGACCGACCTCCCTGTTCCCGCCGCCTATCGGACGCCCGCTGCCAGCCTCAACGCAACCGCCATGTCCTCGCTCACCGAAGCCAACGTGCAGAGCATGCTCCAGTCGATCTACACGGTCACTGGTCAGATCAACACGATGGTCTTGGTTTGCGGACCTGAGCTGAAGCGTAAGTTCACCGAGTTCACCCGCTTCGCCACTGGTTCCGACAGCGCCCAAGAGCTGTCCATCCGCACGTTCACCCAGCCCACAGAGGCCCGGAAGATCACTGCGAAGGTGGATACCTTTGAAGGCGACTTCGGCACGATCAGCCTGTTGCCCTCGCTGTTCAACGCGAAGGACCAGAACGAAGCTACCCAGCTTCGCCGTGGCTACCTGCTTGATCCCAACATGATCGAGCTGCGCTACGGCCGTCGCCCCCGCTTCCAAGAGTTGGAAGACCAGGGCGGTGGACCTCGCGGTCTTATCGACGCCATCTGCGCGCTCGTCTGCTGGAATCCGAAGTCCCTCGGCAAGTTCCACGCGACTTCCTAGTAACACCTAACAAGGAGAAATAAATTACCATGAAAGTCTACGAACTGCCCGCAAACACCAAGGCCGCTGCCGGCTTTACCCACAAGGTCATTCTTGACCACAACGACCTGACTGACGCCGATGACGCCCAGACCATCAACCTCATCCCTGTGGTTGCTGGCACGGCCGTCAAATCCGCCGCCACCCGCCTCGTCAGCGTGTTCGACAGCTCGGACGCTGCGACTATCACCACCACGGTGGAGATTGGTCACAACGACACCACGGCTGACCCGAACGCGTTCATCACCTCGCAAGAGCTGAACCCGAGCGGCACCGAAGTGTTCTACAAGGTCAACCCCTCTACGACGCCTTACGTCATGGAGGCTGGCACCACCGCCTCGCCGAAGTATATCCAAGCGGCCTTCGCTTGCACTTCGGGCGACAGCTTGGCCGATCACAACACCGGCGAACTTGAGGTCTTCCTTGAGATCGTCAACGTGAACGATCTCTAAGCGTCTTAACACTCTGCGGCTCTTTCGGGGGCCGCAGCAGTTAGGATGTCAAATAGTCTCTGGTCAGAATTTGTCACCGATCTCGGCGACGATCTGGCTCACGCAGTTAAGGAAGAATTGCTCACCGGATGGAACGCCTCGGCGGTCCTCTCCGGTGTGCGACAAAGCCGGATCGCGGAAGCCAACGCCCGCTTGGAGCATTGCGCCATTGAAGGCGTAGGGCAGCACACCATGAGTGTAGACGCCGATGTCTGGCATTCATGGAATGCCGCCGAGAATGGCTGCTGGCACGACAAGTCCTTCCGCGACTGGTTCGCCAAGAAGCATCCCGAAACCACCGTTCCCTACACCCCTCGCAAAACCATGGTCGGCTTCCGTCCCTCCGCAATTACCGGCATCTGTCCATGATCGAATCCCCCGACCGCGAAAAGATCAGCGAGATCCTCACCGACATCGACCAAGCCGATGCGGACGGCAGCCAATACGTTCAGCGTAAGCTCCGCAACTGGAACACCCGCTATTGTGTCTGGCCGGGTCAGTCGGAGGATGGCCGCAAACACGCCGGCGCCATGGGTCGCCAGCCCTGGCCCTGGGACGGTGCAGCCGATACGCGCGTCCGCTTGGCCGACAATATCATTCGGGACCATTGCGCTATCCTGACCAACGCCTTCTTCAAGAGCCGCGTGCAGATCCAGCCGGTCGAGTCTATGGACATCGACAAGCGCAACGCCGCCGAATCCGTCCTCAAGTGGCTATTGTTTCAGCATTGCTTGGACGACCTGCGCAGGGAAGTCCGCCTCGCCGCTGAGTTCCGCGAGACCTACGGCTTGGCCATCATGGCCGTGGACTGGCAGCAGACCACCCGCACGGAGATCAGGCGGTTCACCATAGAAGAAGCACAGATGATGGTGCAGGAGTCGCAAGACCCCAACCTCGCCGCCCTCTTGGAGATCGTCATGGACCCGCTGCAAGAGGAGACCGCCGCCGAGTTGCTTGGCCAAGTTGTTCCCGAGCTGGGCAAGGTTTCCAAGGTCCGCGCCCTCCGCGACAAGGGCGAAGTCGAGTGGGAGAGCCCCTACGTTTTTGAATCCAAACCCGTCTGGACCGCCCTAGAAGCGTGGGAGGATGTCATCTTCCCCATCCAGACCTTCTCTCTCCAGCGCGCCGCGTTCGTTGCCCGCAGAGAATTGCTCAATGAAGTGGAGTTGCGCGAGCGGGCCGCTGTCGAGGGATGGGATGAGGATTGGGTTGAGGAAGCCGTCAAGCACAAGGGCCAGCTCAAGCGCATTCACCTCAATCTCCACCGCACCGACCAGTTCCTCTTTGAGCAGTTGCGGGACATGATTGAAGTCTGGCACGTCTTCCGCAAGGAGAACGACCCCAAGACCGATGCCGTCCGCGTCACCCGCTCGGTCATTAGCTACCACGTTCCCGACAAGGCCGCCGTCCATGAGCTGCTGCCCTACGCGCACGGCATGTATCCCTTTGTCGAGATGCCCCGCGAGCGCGCCACCCGCCCTCTCTTGGAGAGCCGTGGCATCCCCGAGCTAGTCCAGACCGCCCAAGAGGAAATCAAAATCCAGCGCGACTACCGCGCCGACCGCGCCTCCATCAGCATCCTCCCGCCCGTGCGCGTGCCGGCCAATCGCGGCAAGTTTGACCTAGTCCTCGGCCCCGGCGTCCAAATCCCCGAGCGCCGCCCCAACGAGATCGGCTGGATGGACCCGCCGCGTCCCGACGCCGGCAGCATTGAAGTCGAGAACGCCACCAGATTTGACGTGAACAACTACTTCGGCCGCATGGCCGATGGTGTCCCGCCGCAGATGTCCATGATCCACACCCAGGAGATGGTCGATTCGTGGCTGCTGGATATGAAGCTCTGCATCATCCAAACGATGGCGCTCGCCCAGCAGTATCTCACGCCCGAAGAAGTTTCTCGCGTCACCGGCAACGCATCGCTGGCGTTCAGCGCAAGCCCACAAGACATCCGTGGGCGCTTTGACATCACTGCCGAGTTTGACGCGAGACTTTTGGATAACGAAGCACTAGGCGCCAAGCTGAAATACTTGAGCGAGATCCTAGTGCCAATGGACAGCTTTGGCGTCATCGACCGCGCCGGCTTGGTCAAATACATGTTCCAAGCCGTAGACCCGAACATGGCCGCCATGCTCGTCCAAGACATCGGCGCCGCGACCGCAGCCGAGCAGGAAGATGAGCAAACAGCCTTCGCAAAAATCAGCGCCGGCACTGAGCCCTCGCTCAAAGAAGGAGGCCAGAACGCGCAAGTCCGCTTGCAGACCTTGCAGACCATCATCCAGTCCAACCCGGCAGTGCAGCAGCGTTACCAGCAGGACGAAATCTTCAGAAAGATGATCGACGCGAGGGCACAGGCTTTCCAGTTCCAGCTACAGCAGCAGCAAAACGCCGTCATCGGCCGAGTCGGCGCACAGCCCGCGCTCCAGCAAATGGCGCAAAGTCAACAACTCGGAGGCCCGCAGGCAGCGGTTTAATTTATGGCATTCTCCCCCAACGTAGCCGTCCGCAACATCGCCGGCCTAAACATCCCGCAGCACGACCACGTCGCCCTCGCCTATGTCGGCGCGACCAACAACCTCGCCACCGTGACCTACAAGGAAGGCGGCAGCGGCGGCCAGACAGTCGCCACGCTCACCTTCACCTACGTCGGCGGCACACCGTCCTCCGATGACGCGGACATCGCCACAGTCACCCGCAGCTAATGGCCATTAAGTTCAATCCGCTGACTGGCAACTTCGATTTCACCGGCTCCGGTGGAGGCGGCGGTGCGTCCTACATCGACGGCGAGGTGCAAAACTTCAGCGCGTTGCCCACCAGCACGCCGCCAGCCGTAGACAGCGCCTACCTCGTCCGCGAACCCGAAGGCACTTGGCTCATCAACCGCAAGCCCGCGGGCATCTACATTCGTGTTGCCACCACCGG